TGACCCGCCCGGAACGGCTCAAGGAAGGTGTTCGGCCGGTTGCTCTCGAACATGCCGACTTCTTCGCCAGGCCGCAGACCGTCGTAGATCATGCCGGCCTTGATCGGAATGGACCGCTCACCGGAGCTGTTCGGCATGGGCGTGTAGTCGTCGGGCGAGCCCTTCTTGATGTACATGCCCAACGCCGCACTGATCCGCGCGGCCACTCGTTCGCTTTCCTCGTAATCCTTGATATCCGCCAGACGGGTGATTACCGAATGCAGCAGCGGTACGCCCCGGTTTTGACCAATGCGCTTGCGGTGGGCAATGTGAATCATCTGCTCAGCCGGAACGCGTTTGGTGTTCTGCGCCAAGCCATGCACTAGCATGTCGCCGGGGTGACGTTTATAGACGTGGTAAGCCTTGACCCGGCGCCATTCGTTCCGCTCAACGCCCTGGGCAATGCCCTTGGACAGGTCGTTGTATTCCCACGGCAGGTAATCCGGCTCCAGCAGCTCCAAAGCAAAAGGCACCTTGTGCAGGTGCTGATAGCCCGGCACGTTGCCCATCACCATCTGCGCCAGGGCCTCGCCGTCCCGTAACCAGGTGCGGCACACCAGGCGTTCAACTTGCGGCCGGGTCAGCTCACCCGAAACCTCCGGGGCCAATGACCACTCCGCCCAGTTCGCCTTAATAATCGCAGCGAAGACAGCATGCACGTTGCCGGCATAGTCCAGCGGTAGCGGCTCCACAGAAATGCCAGGACCGCCCACCACCCGCTCTTCCATCCGGTCATACATGCCGGTAACGATGTCGTGATCTTCCTCCAGAGTGCGGCACTGCTCGCGCATCGAGCGGCCATCACGCTGCAGCGAGTTATCCGCACTGCGCGCTTGCCGCTTGGGCTTATGGGTGCGGCTGACCTGGGCGGCCTGATATGCCTGGATAACATCGCGGGCCCCCATGCGACTGGCCACCCATTGCGGAAACCATGGCTCAAGGAGGCGATCTACGCGGTTCAACCAAATTCAGCCACGGCATAGCCGTGACCGCCTCGGGCGGATGCCGCTACACGTCGTTCCCACTCCTGGCGACCGGCGATGATCTGCGGCAGGTCAGCCATCACCTGGCGGCGACCATTGAACGTAACGTCTTTTCCCGCCAGCACATCGCGCTCGGCCTGCATGTACAGGTCGAGCATTTCCTGGGGATTTACTGCAGCCATGGGTTATCTCCTAAGCCCAGGAACCCGCCGTCTTCTGGCGGTTCGGGCGATGGTATTTCGTGGGGTTCTGCCTCCAGCTCGGCCGGGGCGGCTTCGGGCTCCTGCGGCTCGTCCTGCGCGGCCTCTTCTTCGCCGTGTTCGGCCGAAACGTCAGGCTCGGCCGGAACCTCCCAAACGCGAGTGTCTGGGTTCAGCTCTGCGGCCAGCGCCTCAAGATCGAGGCCGAATCGCTCTCGACTGATGCGCACGGCAGCTAAGGCGTACACAAAGCAGTCGAGCGCTTCGTTACGCCGCTTGCTGGCATCCCAACGCAACACGCGCCGACCTTTCACCAGCACCCATTTTTTGGTCTCGCTGGTCAGCTGCTTAAGCTCGTCTTCGTCGCAAATCGCGTCGTCGGCCGGGAAGTGAATCAACCCCTGCACCGGCCGGTCGCCATCCGCTTGCAGCCGGAGACGGTTGTAAATGACCTCTTTGGCGTTGTCGGTGCCCACCTCGGTCAGGTAGGTGCGCGACTTCTTTTCCTTCTTGCGGGGGAAGTTGGCGATTGGCTTGCCGTAGGTGCTGGCACCGAAAATCGGAATCACCCAATGCACGCCATGCTTGCGGCTTTGCGCGCGGACGGTTTCCGAGTGGTGGCCACCGGAGTCCCAGCACCACCGCATGACGCCCATTTTGGAGCCGTCGGCGCGAGAGAACTGCCGATGCAGCTCGATGCCGACCTGACGCAACAGCTCCGCACTGGCGGGGTCGCCAGTGAGGATTCGCCGGTAAATCAGCCACGACTCTTCCCCGCCACCCCAGCCCCACACCCGCAGCTCGTAGCGATCATCCTGGGTATCAATACCGCCTGTGAGCACAGCGCATCGCGCCGGCACGGGCGCTGCATACACTTCACGGCGCTCGCGCAGCTGCTCCCAGCTGACTTTTTCGGTTTCGTCCTCTTCCCACACCTCGCCCAGGGTGGTGTTTACGAAGGTCTTTAACTTGCCCCGGTCGTTGCCGACTTCCAGACGCTCGGCGGCGATATCTGCCCAGGTCGTAAAGGTCGAATAGATCGTCCAGATATGGAAAGTGACCGTGCGCGGCGGCGCGATAGGCTTATCGTCGGCCCGGAACCACTCCATGCTGTCGCGCGTCCAGATACCGGTCCGGTCGCAGATATAGCGGCCGGTCTGCTCGGCGGCGGCGACCATTTCGTGGTATTCGAACGTGCCGCCCTGGCAGTGCTCGCACAAGTACCAGGCCCCGGCCACCTCGCCGTTATCATCCTTGCGCCATTTGAGCCCGTAAGGCTCATCAGGCCCGCCCCATTTCAGGGTTTGCTCGGCGCCGCAGCACGGCGCCTTGATATGGAACCGCATAAAGCGCGACGATTTTTCGGCCGCGCGGCTGACCTGGCACTGACCGGCGATGCCCGGCGTAGAACCCCGGATCGACTTTTTGTAGGTCGACCCCTCCAGGCGCTTGTCGCCCAACATGGTCGGCGAACCTTCGCACTCAATGTCCGCATCGAACTTGGACAATTCGTCATAGACGACTTCATCCGGGCTCTTTTCCCGGTAGTTCCTGGCCGCCTTGCCCCCGAGACACCAGAGCATTTTCTTGTTCTCAAAGCACTTGGCATCCAGCGTGTTATCGCTGTGCTTCTTGCCATGCCACGGCGCCAGGGCGAGCAGCACCGGCACGTCACGAATCATCGTGTCGACGTGCCGCTTCATCATCCCTTCCGCGTCGGGGTCGGTCGGGCAGAACATCAGCAAGTTGCGCCTCTTGTGCTGAACCTTGTAGCCATGGTTGGCCATCAGCATCTTGGTGTAACCGACCCGCGCCGACTTGATCACGTTGACGGTGCGGATCAGGTCGTTACCCATGGCGTTGAGAATGGCCACCTGAAACGGCGCAGTGACCCAGCGGCCTTCCTGATAGGAAGACTCAGACGACAGATAGAAATGCTTGTCGGCCCATTCCACGGCCGTCATCGGTGGTTCTTTGTAGAGTGCCGCTAACCCTCGTCGAACCGCCTCAACCAGATTCTTTGTCCAGGGCGGTGATGTACTCATCCAGAAGCTCCGGTATGGTTTCGGCCAAACCGGCCGCCTCGTTACGCGTAACGGAAATCTCCCGCTCGACCGCCTCCATGTGGCGAATCTCGAAGTCGGGGTGTTTGCGCTTGAGGTTTTTGGGGATGGTGTCGAAGGTCGAAGCCAGTAACGCGGCCAGCTTGACCAGGGCAAAGGTCATGAAGCCGACCGGCACCACCTCCTTTTCACCAATGCGGTTTTTTCGCGCCCAGGAATCGGCCTGCTCCTTGGTCAGGCGGTATTTTTCGAGTTCGTGCTTGTAGGCAAGCATCGGATCGACGCCGTCCAAATCAGGTTGTTGTTTGCCGCTCTGATTTTTCAGTCGGTTATCGAGCACCGCGCGGGTGTCATAGAACGCTTCTTTGCCGATCCTCGCGACCGGCTCAACGCCCCATTTGTCAAAGGCTTGGACCGAAATCCCGAGGCTTGCGGCCATGCGTGTCTTGTTCAGCCAGTACGGCTGACGGGTGATGGTCTGATTAGCCATAGTCGAAACAACAACCAACCTCTGAAAATGGGTCATACATAGCGAAGAAGCGGGGCCCGAATTACCCCCTAGCCCCGGTGGGCCCGGGAGGACCCATTGACGGGGGGTGGGGGTGGCCGCCGGCGGGGGTGCCGGGGGTCATTCGCGACGGGCCGGGGCTATCGCGCGGTGCGCAGCGCATCCCGCAGGGCGGTGGCCAGCTCGGCGCTGTGATGCGCCTGCACGATGTTCTCGGCGATCTTGAAGAACGGGAAAATGACCCGGTAATTGGGCGCGCCCTCGGTGTAGATGAATGCGGGCTTGACGCCCTCACCGAACGCCGAGGCCTTCCGCTCCCACACGCCGGCCTCACCGTCGACGGTGCCGACAAAGTAGCGGTCGGCGTTGCCCTTACGCTGGCTGCGCTTGCTGCCGGTGGCATTCGACTGATAGCCGCGCCCACCCTCTGCAGCGCCCAACCCGGAAAGGATGCGCGTCATCACACCACGCGAGACGTTACCGTATTGGTTGAGCAAGCCAGGATTGGGGATAGCGTACTGCCCAGCCTTCATCAGGCCTTGAGCAATCAGCGACTTCTCGAAGCGCTTATGCGGTCGCGGGCCGCCCTGGACGGCCTGCTGCAGGTAAGCGTCCGCAGGTATGCCCGTGGTCCACTGATCCTTGAACCAGACTTTCGCCCCGCGACTCTTGGTCGCTGCCTGGGCGAACAGGCTTTTCATGGTGGTGGGCGTCGGCCGGTCCAGGCGCTGCGCCATGACCTT